TGGTGTGCCCTTGGGCGCGCGGGGCAGGGGGCGGGCGGGCGCTGCCGCGGCCGCCGCTATGCTCGCCAAGGGGGAGAGGCAGACGATCAGGTTCGGGCGTTGCCATGTATGGCTATCCTTGTGGCTTCGCGGTGGGGCAAGCCCCACCCTACGCTTGCCATGACGCCCACAGTTGCGCCTGCTCCGCCAGCGTCAGCGCGGTCGCGGGCTTGAGGTCGTCGTAGCAGATGGGCTCGTACTGCCGCGCCGGATGGCGTCCCATGATGAGGTAACGCCGTGCCGGGTTGAGGTAGGGCACGAGGTAGTGGCCGTTGGGCAACGAGCGTGTCTGCTGTACGAGCAAGAGGGTCTCAGCGTCAAAGACGTAGATGTTGCCAACGCCCGCCGCGCCGCCGACGGTAACGATGCCGTCCTCGCTGCCCGCTATGTAGGCACGGTGATCGGCGATGTAGTGTGGCTCTAGCAGCATATCAGTACCGCCATTTGTCGGTGCGCACCACGAGACGGGCATAGGATTTGTTGAGGTCTTTCCAGCCGTAGCTGTGCAACACTATATATTGCGCGCCCTCGTCGTCAATCACGGTCAGGTTATCGGCGGTGCGGGTGTTGGTATACACCCCGGGCACGGCATAGAGGCGCTCGCCACGTTGCAGCAATACCGGTGCGAGGTACTGCCCGGCGGTTTCGCGTGGCGCGGCAAACAAGCTGAAAAAATCCTGCGCCTGCGCGCCGCTGTCATCGCGGTAGCTTTTGGCTTTGACGCTCGCCGAGGCGTTTGCGTCGTAAAACAGGCTGCTGTGCGAGCCGTCGTTGTAGCTGCCGCCGCTGTGGGCGAGCAACAGCGCGCGGCTGCCGTTGTCGGTGCTCGTCGTGTCGCCGTAGTAGAGCATCATGCCATTGCGTCCGGCGCTGTCGTAGCCGCCCTCCACCCATACGACCACGCCGCGCGCTGAGGCGACGACCACCCAGCGCCCGCTCCATTGTTTGCTCTGCCCATGTTTGTAGGGGGTGGCAAGCTCCAAGATAGCCTCACCGTTGTCAATGTCGCTCATCTGCCGGTAGGCCGCGACGCGGCTCACCCCGCTCTGGTCGGCGACGCGCAGGTAGCTGTCCAGCTCGCCGCTTTTCGCGGGGGCAAAGACGCGCTTGCCTGCGGCGGCGTCCTCGTGCGGTATGGTCCAACCGGCACCGGGCTTGCTGCCGTAGCCGGTGACCAGGCAGGCCTTGAGGATGAGAGAGAGGTTGGCTTTGGTCAGCGCCGGTGCGTCGTCATCGGTTGAGCGGTAGAGGGTGACGGGCATTTCGAGGTTGTTGGCGTACATGGTGGCTCCTTAGATTTCGACGGTGTTGCCGCGCAGGCACATGACAAAGCCGTCGGTCTCGGTCTGTTTGGTCGCAGACGGTTGCACCGCGCGCAGCACCCAGACACCGAGGTGGGTGCCGTAGGTATTGATGCGCACCGCGTTACCAACCGCCCACGGCGAGGCGCCGTTGTTGATGCCAAACGCGCCCTTTTTCAGGACAAAGTACGGCTTGCCGGTGGCAGCGTTAATCGGCGCGAGGTCTTGCAGCGCGTCATAGCGGCCGACAAAGCCGAGCGCCTCCGAGTAGAGGTCAAACTGCGTGCCGTCGCGCCAGACAATCGCCCAGCGGTCGGTGGTGGCGCCGTCGTCGGTGAGGACGAGCGGGTAGTCTTTGAGGTTGAGTTTGGCGGTGATGGCGTCGCCTCTAGGGTCATCCGACCAGACGTTGTCAAAGAGTTTCTGCGACCACGGCGGGCTGTGGCGCACCTCCAAATCGCCGCCGATGAGCGCCGAGGAGATGTAGGTGTCTTCCTTCGGGTAGTCTCGGCCGGTCGGAAATTGCAGCTGCAAGGTGCCGTCGATGTCGGCGACGATGACCCGGTTTTCTTCTTCTCTTGCGTGGTGGGCTGTTATCGGCATCTGATAGGCAGAGAGGTCAAGCGGCGTTGCCCAGGTGAGGGTGCCTGCATCCAAGTCGTAGTCGTACCATTTGGCCTCAATCGCCTGATTTTTGGCGTCGCGCAGGCAGAGGCTGTCGATGTGATCACGCGAGAGCCGTACTGTCTGCCCGGCGCTGTGCGCGCTGCCGAGGTCGTCGGTGAGGCGGTGGCCGATGACGATCATGTCGCCGCGCCTAAATATCGGCACGCGGCCGTCGGCGGGCAGGCGTACCGCGTCGATACCGATGGCCGAGGTGTCGAGCGGCAGATAGGTGTAGCTGACGGCGTTGTAGAGGATGGTGTCGGCATACACCTGCGCCGGTTGCCAGATTTTGCCGTCGTCGCGCACGGCGTCTGGGTTGTACCAGTATTTGCTTTCGTTGCCTGCGGCCACCACCCACTTGCCAAAGCGGACGCGGACGACGCCGGTCTCGTAATCGACCGTACCCTCGACGTTGCCGCCGCTGATTTTGCCGCCGTTGTCGGCGCGCACATTGAGTTGGCCGCCGGTTAATGGGGTGGCGGTGATTTGCAGGGATGCCGGGCGGATGGGCGAGGCAGGGATGCGCCATACGGCGGTGTCGACCGGGTTGGCCGATACTGTCCCGGCCAGCGCTTGCAGACTGACCGCGCCCGCCGGCGCCTGCTCGACGGTGGCAATACCGGTCTCGTAGTTGATAGAGCCGACGCGCGCCGCCGCCCCGGTCGCAGGCTCCAGGCGGTAGTAGAGCTCGCCGCGGCGGTCAAAGTAGGTCTCTTGCCCGATGGCAAAGCGCACGCTGCCGGGGACGATGCGCTCGGCGTAGGTCGGCAACAGGTCAAGGCGCAGCACGCCGCTGCTCGCTTTTTTCGTGCGCGCGTCCTCGGATTGCGCGCCGCGGAATTTGGCGGTCACGACAAAGCTGTCATCAATCGGCGCGGCGGCGAGCGCCTCGACGTACTCGTAACCGGCAAACACCATGCGGTAGAGCGGTTTGACCGTCTGCGTGGTGCCTTGGGTGGAGACTATCTCCTCGCCCATCGGCTGTTTGCGGTAGATGGCTTTGGGGATTTTGACCACCGCATCGGGCTTGAGGCGGATAACGCCGGTGGCGTAGTTGATGCTGCCACGGCTGACGCCACCGTCATCGCGCAGCGCGCCCGCACCGTCATCGCGCACCGTCACATAGGGGTCGACCTGGCGGGTGTAGGCCTCGCCCGCCTGCACCTTGGTGTCGTAGTCCTCGACCAGTACGTTGTAGGTGAGCTCCACGCTGCGCGGCTTGATTTGCGTCTGACCGAGGGTGAGGTTGACGTTGCCGGAGCCGTCGCGGCTTGGCGCCTTCCACTCGGCGGTCTGCGGCTGGCCGACCGAGTAGTCCACCTTGACGTCGAGGCGTTGCTCGCCGCCGGGGTAGCTGCTGAGGGTAATGTCGCCGCTGCGGTAATCGACCGTCCCCGACCAGGCGCCCGTAATGTTGCCTTGTCCGTCGTCTTGCGCGGTCTTGGCGCCATTGTCCGTCCAGCTTAATTTGACGGTGTTGGGGGCGAGGCCGGCCTCGGTGGCAATCAGCATGCTGGCGGCGGGTTGACTGTCGGCGCGGTTATGCACCGTCGCCTGCGTCCCCCATGAAAACAGTACCTCGCTGCCCACGTCCGGCATCTCGCCGCAGGTGATGCTGACCGAGCCGGTGCGGTAGTTGAGGCTGCCGCTGCCATGCCCGGAGCTGCCGCCACGCAGGGCGCCTGAGCCGTCATCCCGCAAGTCGTACCAGCGGCCTTGCGCACGGTACGACACTTGCAGCGAGCCGGGCGCAGGCACCGGCAGGATGGTGAGGACATAGTTGTAGCTGCGGTTGTTAATCAACACCGGGATGCTGGCGGTGTCTGCCACCTGCAACAGCTCCGCCGCCGGTCTAAAGTAGAGCGTCCACGACCCGCCGCTGCTCAATGTCTCGCTAAAGCGCAACTCGCCGCGCGCGTAATCGACCGTGCCGACCGCGGTATCGCCGCGATAGAGCGTACCGCCGCGGTCGCTGACGGTGATGCCGTTCGTCGTGAGACGCAGACTTCCGGGGGTAATGGCATTGCCCGCGTGCAGCACGGTACTGTCATTGATGGCGTTGTAGGCGGAGAGCACCGATTCGCCCTTGGCCGCGTCAAAGATGAGCTGGCGTTGCCCGGCGGCGGTGTAATCTGTCAGCGGCGTCTCCACCTGCGAGGTCGGCACCAGTTTTTCCATGATGCTCGGCAGGCGGATGGTCTGCGTGTTGGCGCGGATGGCCTCGACCAGCGGCTTGACGCCGTAATAACTGGCGCTGTCGGAGATGTGCGTCTCCATCAACAGACACGGTGGGTCGGCATGGGTGATGGAGGGATAATCGGCGCCGATAAAATCCGCGGTGAGCGCGGTCGAGGTCTCCATCTTGACCACGGTGCGGACAAAATCCTTGCCGTCCGGCGTGGTAAAGGTGCGGTTCTCGGAGCTGACGCGGATAACCTGGATGTACTGCTCCTCGGTGGGGTAGCCCTTTTTGACTTGGCGCAGGCAATAGACGTCGCCGACCAGCGGCAAGGCCTCATCGGTGCGCTGATACGCCTGGACGATGCGTGAGCCGAGCGATTGCGTCGAGAGCAGGGTCATCTTGCTCTCGATGGTATAGACGGCGTAGGCCGCTATCCGTTTGATGATGTCCTTGCGCCGCTCGCCGTAACGCACGCCACGGTAGAGCAGGTGGCTGACGTTGGCGGCTTTGGCGGGCTTGCTGATGATGACGTGCGCGCCGCCGAGCTTGGCGGCATCGGGTCGGCGCACCGCCGCATGCACCGAGCGCGCCGAGAAGCGGCCAATGGTGCGGTCTTGATCGCTCACGGGATTAAATAGCTCGTTGTCAGCGCCGGTGAGCGGGTCGCGCACCATCAGGCCGCCGCCGTCGTCGCTATCGGTGAGATTTTCCGTCGGGTAAAAGCGCAGGTCTTGCGTGGTGAGTTGGGTATGGCGTTTGGTCATTATCTGTTACCGGGTTGCATTAGATGGTCATCAGGTGGAGGGTCGGCGCCTCGTACTGCGCCGTGCCGTCTTCGGGGGCGCGGTAGGCGACCGGGGTCAAATCAGAGAGCGCCGGGCGGGCAAAACAGACGTTGAGCCGCCGCCCGTCGGGGTGCGTCAGGGTTATTTCGAGTTCGGGGACGTCTGCCCAGGCGGCAAGCGTCTCCAGCGTCGCGCGCGGCAGCCAAATCCACTCGCCGCCGAGCGTTACCGGACGCCCGGCGAGCATCGTCCCTTGCTGGATAATGGCCGCGCCGCCGAGGCTGTATTGCACGGACGACTGCGCCAGCGCTTGCCAGTCAAACTCATCGCGCCAGCGCATATCGGCCGGCAGTTCGAGGCTGTCGTTGTTGTCCTTGCGGGTTAGTGTCCAGTTCATCGCGGGCTCCGTTTGGCGGCGTTGTAGAGTTCGTTGGCAAAATTCTGTGCGCCGCGTTTCTCGGCGGCAGCGATGCGGTCGTCCCAGACGTCCGCCACCTGCTGCGGGCTGATGTCGCCTGCGCCGTGACGGGTGGCGCTGCTGGCCGTCGTGCTGCGCGGCGTGGCGTTACCGCGGCTGCGCGATTCCTGCGCGCGCGCTGCCGCCTCGGCTTTCTTGTCCGCCGCCTGCCGCGCCTTCTCGGCGCCGATTTGCCGCTGGAGTTCGAGGGCACGCTCGTACTGGGCGATTTCTTCGGCGTTGCCACGGATGCGCGCCTCTTGCAGCTTGCCCTCCAGCTCGCGCAGCTTGCGCTGCTGCTCCAGCTTCGCGGTTTTGCTGTCGTCGCCCTTGAGCTGCGCCAGTTCGGCATCAAGATCGGCGGCGGTGTCTTTGGCCTGCTGTTGCAGGTCTTCGAGTTTTTTGCGCGCCGCGTCGATGCTGGCGTTGAGGTTGCGCAAGGTGGTGCTGTCCAGCGCGGCGATGTCGGAGGTAGCGGCGTGCGTTGCCTCCGCGATGTCGTGCATGGAGACGGTGCCGTCGCTGGTGCGCTGGTTGAGGCGCTCGGTGGCGGCTTCCGCGCGCTGCACGTCGGCGACATACTGCTGGCCAACACGCGACATCGCCGCCACCTTGCGCAGGTAGTCGTCGGCGTCCATATGCCCCATGCTCGTCACCATGCGGTTGATGGCGTCATCGACGAGCCCGACCGCCTCGGCATTGAGCTTGCTGGCGTCGTAGATGGTTATCAGCGCTTTTTTCTTTTTCTCGGTGGCTTCGGCGGCCTGTTCGCTGGCCTCGGCCTCTTTTTTCTGCGCAGCAGCGTGTTCTTGCGCGGCTTGCGCCGCCTGCCCGTGCGCCTGCGCGGCGGTTTCGCCGATTTTGGCGGTTTTGGTGCGTAGCTCCTCGGTTTTGTTTTTGATTTGTTCGAGGATGTCGGCGTACTGTTTGGCGGAGAGTTCGCCTGCCGCAAAGGCCGCCTTGGCTTCGGTGCCGATGCGTTCGAGACCGCCGAGGTCGGCGCTGTTGAGGCGTTCTTTGAGCGCATCCATTGCGGTTGCCGCCGCATCCGGCAGGCCTTTGATGCCGTCAGCCATGCGTTTGAGCTGGCCTTGCGTCAGCTTGTCCATCGCCACGCCGCTGTCCGTCAGTTGCTGTTTCAGCGCTGCCCATTCTTCTGGCGACGAGATTTTTGCCGCCAGCGCTTCAAAGCCTGCACGCGCCGCGGCGGTCGCATCCAAGCCGGCATCCATCGCCTGCTGCACCGCATAGGTGTAGTCGCTCATCGCTTTTTTGGATTTCGCGGAGACGCCGGTAAAGACTTCGTCAAGGTCAACGCCGATGTCGGCAAAGGCATTCTTCGCCGCTTCCGCCGCCTGTTCTTGTGCTTCTTTGGTCTTTTGCGCGGCTTCGGTGGCGGCCTTGGTTTGTTTGTCCGCCTCGGCGATTGCGGCATCCGTAACTGCGCGCGCCGCGTCAATGGCAACTTGGGCAAAGCCCAATATTGGCTGTTCGGCAGCTTCTACCGCCTCGGCGGTGGCTTGTGGGATTTGCGCAAGGGAGGCGCTGGCTTTTTCGGCGGCATCTTGTGCCGTCCCTGCGATGGATTCTCCGCTGGCGCGGATGGATTCGCCCGCGTTGTTGATGACCTCCAGCAGCGCGCCGCGCGCGTTGTTGGCAACTTCGTTCAGGCTGGAGAGACGCTCCAGCATGCTGTTCGAGGCGCTGTCAGTGATGCCGAAAAAGTCGCTCACCGCCTCTCCTGCGCCAAGGATGCCGAGCGCGACGTTGGCGGCAACCTGCATGACGGTGGTGAGGACGATACCAATAGCCGCAAAGCCTGCTTTCAGACCATTCAGCCCGATGGAGAGCGCCTGGAATGCACCATTGAGCGCCACGCCGGTTGTTTGTAGCACGGCAAAGCCGCTGCTGACCTTGTCCACCGCCGCGCCAAAGTCCAGCTCCTTGACAAAGCGGATGACCACGTCGGCACCATGCTCAAAGGTGTCAGCGATTTTCTGGCCAAGCGCTTCAATTTTGCCGCTGGCGACCAGTTCGGAGATAACATCCGCCAGCTCCAGCATTTTCTTTTTCAGCGGTTCGAGGATGGGCGTGGCGAGCTTGAGTTTGACCGCATCCCATGCGCTTTCCAGCTCGGCAAACGCGCCGCCGACGTTGTCGCCCATTTCCTTGGCCTGATTGACCGCAAAACCGGTGGCGTCTTTGAGCTTGTTGTTTAGTTCATCGACCGCCTCAATCCCTTGTCCGACTAGTGCGCGGAAGGCTGGGCCTGCGGCCTCTCCGAGCGCGCTAATGGCTGCCTGTCCCTTCGGCCCGGCCGCTGCCAGCTCGCGAATTGCCTGGCTAAAATCGTTGGTGCGGATGCCGATGGAGGCAAGTTCGCGGCGGAAGGTGCTGGCCGGATTCTGGAATTGGCTCATCATCGTCGCCATCGCCGTACCGGCGCGACTGCCGTCAAAGCCTGCATCGGCCAGTTTGCCAATGTAGGCGGCGGTTTCTTCGAGGGTAAGACCGAGGGCGTGTGCGTTCGGCGCGGCGTAGCTCATCGCCAAGCCCATGCCCTGAATATCGGTATTGGCGGAGGACGCCGCCTTGGCAAGTACGTCGGCAACCCGCGCCGCATCGCTCATCGCCAGCCCCATGCCGGATGCGGTTTGCGTGATGTAACTGGCGGCGTCAGCGAGTTCGAGGCCGTTGCCTTGCGCCAGCGCCAGCACCGACGGCAGCGCTTCGATGGCCTCGCTGCTTTTCAGCCCGGCGCGGGCGAGATTTTCCAGCGCTTGCGCCGCTTCCGTGGCGTTATATTTGGTCTCTGCGCCCATTTTCTCGGCAGCAGCACGCAGCGCTTCCATTTCCTCGGCAGACGCACCAGAGACGGCCTTTACGGTCGAGAGCTGCGCCTCAAAATCTGCCGCGCCGCTGACGGCCTCGCTGAAAAAATCCTTGATTTTGCCCGCGACAAAGGCGACGCCAAGCGCTGCGCCAAAGGCGATGACCGCGCCTTTCAGGCGGTCAAACGCGCCGACGTTGCGTTCAGCGCTATCAGCGAGGCGGTCAGCGTCTTCGCTTGCCTGATTGGCGGCTTCCGCGAGATTGCGCAGACGGCGCGCGCGTTCTTCCGGGTCAAGGCTGTCCCACTCGGCGCGCAGCCGCGCGGATTCTTCGGTTAGCTGGTCGGTATTGTGCCCGGCGGCACGCAGTGCTTCGATGACCGCGTCAATACGGTCAATCCCGCGGACGCCCGCGGTAATAAGGAGTTCAGTATGGAGGCGTGTATTAGATGGCATGGTCGCACCTTGATTGGTTCGACCATCTTGCGACTTCTATAATAGAGCCGCGATTAGACTGGTTTGGCATTTTCGGCGACGTCGCCGGTTTGCCTGATTTCGGTTGCGCGGAGGTGGGGGTTGTGGTGTTTCAAGCAGGCGACGTCGCCGGTTTTTAGCGCTTCAATATTTGGGACGCGGTTTCAAATTTCCTTCCCGCCGTTTCCCGTTTGTTCCCGATTTTTCCCATTTATGTCGCTTTCTGCCTTTGGTTTATATCATCCCGCATCATGTATGTAAATGCGCTATGACAACCGCTCGCATAACAGAAACGGGGGGGGGCGCTCCGCCCACCCCGCCGCGCCCCCCGCCAC